TCTATATTATCTATTTCCAAAATATAAAAATAATACATACCAAGAGTTATTTTATCATATTTTACCTTCACTTAAATTAAATCAATATAAATTATTTGAAGATAAAGATGGAGTTTTTGGTTTTGTAAATTGGGCTTATTTAAATACTGATATAGAAAAACAATATATTAAAAACTCAAAAATATATAAAAACGAATGGAAAAGTGGTGTTAATTTATGGTTATATGATATTGTAATAATTAGAAAGAGCAAAGAGGTTATGTCATGGGTTTATAACTATTTTAAAAAATTATTAAAAACAAATGAGTCTATATCTTGGTTAAGGTTAGATGAGGATGACAAGGTATATAGAGTAGCAAAAAAATATAAAAGGGAGTTTCATAACTAATGGGTGGTGCAGTAGATAAAGCAACTGAGATTGTTTCAAAACCTTTAAAAGCTCTTAGGGTTTTCAATTTTTTAAGCAATATGAATCCTTTTGTTGCTTTAGGTATATTCGCGGTGGGTTGGTTGTTTATGCGATCTCAAAAACCTGATATTCCTGATTTTGGTACAAATGATTTTGAAGAAACAGAAAAAGGAATATTAGTAAATAAACAATCTAATAACGCATCAATTCCAGTTTTATATGGGGAACGATTAATTGGAGGCACGAGAGTCTTCATAGAAACATCGGGAACTGATAACGAGTTTTTATACGTTGCTTTAGTTTTATGTGAGGGAGAGATCAATTCAATTGAAGAGATTAGAGTAGATGAAAAAGTTGTAACATTTTCAGGATCTTTAACAGATAATACACAAAGAACTGTAGCAAGTTCAGATTCTAATTTTTATAAAGATGGAGTTAGCTATATTACTGTTGAGCCTCACTTTGGAACTGATGGTCAATCTGCATCTAGTTTGTTATCTACATTATCAAGCTGGGGATCAAACCATAAACTTTCAGGTATATGTTATCTAGCTCTTAAATTTAAATGGAACGCAGATGTATTTGGTGGAGTACCAATAGTTCAAGCTAAAATAAAAGGTAAAAAAGTTGTCACTTTAGATTCAAGTTTAAATGAGTCTAGTCCAACGTTTTCAACAAACCCAGCTTTTTGTTTATTAGATTATTTAAGAAATGAAAGATATGGAAAAGGAATAGCAACTGCAAATATTGATTTACAATCTTTTAGAGATGCATCTCAAGTTTGCATAACTCAAGTCACACCTTTTTCAGGAGCATCTCAAATTAATATTTTTGATACAAATGGAGTTATAGATACTTCAAGAAAAGTAATAGATAATGTAAGAGATATTTTAAGAGGATGTAGAGGCTATCTTCCTTATGTACAAGGAAAATATAGATTAGTTATAGAAACAACAGGAACTGCATCTGTATCGCTTGGTGAGGATGATATTATAGGTGGATATTCTTTAGCATCGCCAAATAAAAATTCTAAATATAACAGAGTAATAGCAACGTTCATTAATCCTGATCGTAACTTCCAAGCAGATCAGATAACCTTTCCTCCAACAGATGACTCTAGTTTGCCATCCGCAGATAGACATGCAACTATGAAATCGGCAGATGGAAATTTTTTGCTCGAAGGAAAATTTGACTTTAAGACGATCACAAGTCCATATCAGGCGGAAGAGATGGCAGAGATTATTTTACGACGTAGCAGAGAATCTTTAGGCCTTAATATAACTTGCGGTTTTAAAGCATACGAACTTCATATTGGTGATATATGTTCAGTCACTTTATCATCGCTTGGCTTCTCAAATAAAAATTTTAGAGTTTTATCAATGATATTTAACGAGGATTATACAATCAGTTTAAATTTAGTTGAACACCAAGATAGTCATTATACTTTTGCAACAAAGGGCCAGGTATCAAGCACACCATCAACTAACTTACCTAATCCATTTAACATTCAACCTCCAGCATCAATAACTTTATCTGATGAACTTATTGAATATGCGGATGGTGTTGTACTTACTAGATTAAATATATTAATAGGAGCTAGTACAGATCAATTTGTTCAATACTATCAGGTTGAAGCTAAAAAAAGCACAGAAACTGATTTTAAAATAATATCAAGCGGAACTCAGTTAAACCATGAACTTATAAACGTTGTTGATGATGCAACGTATAACGTAAGAGTTAAAGCTATTAACTCATTTGGTGTATCTAGTAGTTATATAACTGCAAATCGTAAAATTGTTGGTGCTACTGAAATTCCAGGCGATATTGATGACTTATCTGTATCACTTGTAGGATCTAACCAAATGGAGCTCTCCTGGACTCCTGTTGAGGATCTTGACATATCCTGGTATGAGATAAGATATCAAAATGTAACTTCAGGTTCTCTTTGGAACAACTCAACTCCTCTTGCAAAAGTCGTAAGACGTAAATCAAATAGTTTAGTTGTAAACGCACAAACAGGATCTTTTTTAATAAAAGCGGTTGATAAACTTGGTAATAGTAGTGCCAACGCATCTGTTGTAGTGACAAATATTTCAGGTTTGCAAAGTTTTAAAAGAACCGCTACATTTAGTGAGTAATTATGGCAGATTTTTTAGGAACTAGAGATAGCAACGTTGCATTAAGTAGAGATAACGCAAATAGACTTGTCCTTATTTTGGACACAATCACACTATTTGACAGTACTGTTGGAAACTTTGATAACCCTGAGGGTGTCTTTGATCTAGGCGGAACTGACTCAACATCTAATCCCACAAACTTTGGCGGTAATATACAGGCATCAGGTTTTTATACATTTGCAAACACTTTATCTTTAGATGCAATTTATGACGTAAGTTTAGGTGCTTTAGTTGGGATGACATCTGAGGATGAATACGATTTGCATGATTCAGGTCGAGGAGCAACTTTGCATGATAATGCTAAAGGCCCATATGACGGATCGCCTGAAGTACAATGTGGTGCAGAGATACAAGTTGGAGCAGATGACTCTAGTCTTTCAAATATAACTAGCTTTCAAAAAATTGCACAACAAAGTACGATAAAAGGTCGTTTTTTTAAATTTAGATGTAAACTTACTTGTGATGATAAAAAGGTTAGGGCCAAAGTTCATAGTTTAGAGTTTAATGTAAATTTTGAAAAAAGAACAGAAACAGGAGAGGATCTTACCTCTTCAGCTTCAGGAACAACAATTACATTTACAAATGGTTTTTTTGCAACTCCATCAATAGCAATATCTGGTCAAGGAATGGCAGTGGGTGACTTTTTTGTTTTATCAAATAAGTCAAAAACAGGATTTACAATACAGTTTTTTAATAGTAGTAATACAGGAATAAGCAGAACTTTTGATTTTCAAGCAGTAGGACATGGCTTGAAATCATAATTAAAATAAAATATAAGGAATAGCATGAGTCAAGTGAGTGATGTAGAATTAGCCAATCAGGGCTTTGCGAGTTTCAGAACCGAGTTAAATAATATCTTGGGTGCATTAAATACTATGCACGTTGGATCTTCAGCTCCTGGATCTGTCGCTACAGGAACTATATGGGTCGATAACGCAACAACAAATGTGTTAAAAGTAAAAATAAACGATGGCTCTGATAATGTAGAGTTATTTCAAATTAACACATCAACAAACGCAGTGACTAGTACAATGTCAGTAACAGGAACAATATCTGAAACTGATCCAAATGCTTTACCACTAGCTTTGGCATTAGGATAGGAGATTAGATGGCAAATACTTTTAAACAAATTAATTTCGCAGCAGAGCCTAATTCTGCTGGTACACCTTACGTGATGTACACAGTTGCATCATCTACTACAGCAGTTATCATCGGTTTGTTACTTACAAATATTCATACAACATCAGTAACAACAGAGGTTGAATTAGTATCAACAACAGCAAATAGAGGTGGAGCAAACAATGTAGCAAATGGAACTTCTTTTTTAGTTAAAGATGTAAGCATTCCAAATGGCTCAACTTTAGAATTATTAACAGGCGGTAAAGTAGTTTTAGAAGCTGGAGATGTTTTAAGAATAGATTGTTCAGTAGCAGATAAACTTTCAGGCTCTTTATCAGTTTTAGAAATAACATAGGATTTATAAATGCCATTTATTGGAAAAACACCTACAGCAGTTCCTTTAACTGCAAACGATATTTCAGATGGAATAATATCAACTGACAAACTAGCAGATACTTCAGTAACAAATGCAAAACTAAACGCAGATATAATTTCAGCAGAAACAGAATTGGCAACAGCACCAGCAGATACAGATGAGTTTTTAATTAGTGATGCTGGAACTCTTAAAAGAATAGATGCAAGTTTAGTTGGTGGCGGCGGAATTACAGAAATGGATCAATGGCGATTAACTACAAGTTTTACATCATCAGGTCTTCCAATAACAAGTAATCTTGAAAGAAATGACACAAATTTTGCATATGTTGGAACAGGAATGTCAGAGAGTTCAGGTGTATTTACTTTCCCATCTACAGGAATTTATTTAATAATGTATCAAATAGTTGCTTATGGAAATTCTATAGGTGATATTAGATATGCTGGTGGTTCAATAACTGCAACAACAGATAATGCTTCTTATTCAAATTTATCCGAAGCTTACAATGGTTGTAATAATCATGGTTCAGATTATTATTTTTCTTCATTTCAACAAGCGGTTTTTGATGTCACAAATGTTTCTACACATAAAATTAGATTACAAGTTGCCGCTTCAAGTAGTAGTGTAATTTTTAAAGGTAGTACAAGTATTAATGCAACTTCAGTAACTTTCATTAGAATTGGGGATACATAAAATGAACGATCAAGATTATTTAAATTTAGCTTTAGCGTCTTTACATTCTGGTCAATGGTTTGGTTGGAAAAAAGATTATACAGGAAATGAAAGAATGTCTTATGAAAATCTTATTGTACATGATAGTTCAATTACAAAACCAACAAAGAAACAAGTTGATGCAAAAATTAAAGAATTAAAAAATGAACAAACAAACTCTGAAAACAAACAATTATCAGGAAAACAAAAATTTAAAGATTTAGGTTTAGATGATGATGAAATTAAAGCACTCATAGGAGTATAGATGCCATATATAGGAAAAGAGCCAACAATAGGAAATTTCGTAAAATTAGATGCTATAAGTACATCTTCAACTAATACTTATAATTTAACTTTAGACTCTGTTGCATTCACACCTGAGTCTGCAAATCATATGCTAGTATCTTTGAATGGTGTAATCCAAGCACCTCTATCATCATTTTCAGTATCAGGCTCAACAATTACTTTTTTACCATCATCAGGAACTTTATCTTCATCTGATAGCATTGACTTTATTATGGTCTATGGAAATGTACTTGATATTGGAACACCATCTGATTCTACAGTAACAAATGCAAAAACAAATTTTGTATCAACGTCTTCTGCGGCTGGGTTGCAGATAAAAGGGGATGGCACAACTGATGGATATATTCAGCTCAATTGCAGTCAAAATTCGCATGGAGTAAAATTAAAATCTCCTGCACACTCAGCAAGTCAATCGTACACTTTAACTTTACCAGCTACAGCACCAGCTACAGATAAAATTATACAAACTGA